TTCTGAGTATCTCTTAAAGTTGTGTATTCCTGGAGCTTGACTTCCTGCTCTAGAACTAGCCTTATCAACGGATCCAAGAGCATTTCCTTGACTAAATCTTGATGAGTTATATCCAGCTACTTTTTTACCTTGTGTTATACCAATTAAACCTGCACTAATTGTTCCGTCCCAAGAATTTCCTTTGAAAGGGTTTGTTTTGTTTGAGTCTACAAAAAAGAAATTAAGAACACTAGCACCACTATCAGCTGAGTTTCCAAATGCCGAGCCATCTACTAAGTCCCATGCAATTTGATGTTGCTTAGATAATTTTTGCATCATTGAGTCTCCCCAACGACCTCCACTAGATACTCGCTTGTTTAATGCTGCTGCTTCTTGGCTACCGAACTTTTCATTTAGGATTGATCGAATTCGTTCACTAATAATACTTCTTAATTTTATTTCAGATTTTTTCATGGTAATATTCCCTATTTGGTTGTTTTTCGAAGCATTGCCTCTAATTTTTTAATTGATTCGTTTTTCATAGCCTTAGAAACAGCTGATCTTTTCTTTGCTAGGTACTTGTCTGAAGCATCTTCATCTCCATCGTTGTCTATATCGCCATCTTCCTTACCAACTGGGTCCATATCAGCTTCATGTAATTCTTTAATCTCATAGTATTTACCAAGCTTACCACCAATTTCTTCATATACAGACTCCAATCTTTGTTGTAGTGTGCTAATTTCTCTGAATGTTCCTTCAAAAACCTTAACTGATTCTCCAATAGATTTTGTGTCTCTCTTTACAGATACTGCATCAAACCAATCAGCTGTTTCTTCAATAGCCATTTTGCTTGCATTTTCTGCTAAAGTCTTAATGTTTTCTACCATTTCTGATATTTCATTAGTCTTATATATACTTTTACTATATTCATTGAATTTGCTGACAGCTTCTAATGTTGACTTTTTTTCGTCCTCTGTCATTCTTTTGTTTTCGCCTGAAGATTCGTTTATTGCTCTCCATTCTCTAATGTCAAATTTACTCATTTTAATTTCTCCTATTTTGTTAATGAACAGTTGCTTGGTAATGAACATTTAGACGTTAAGTCACAAAGCATATCATTTATTATATTATTTACATTACTATAGTCTACTACATTTTGATGTGTTATTGATTCTTTCAATGATGGATTCATAAATGCTCCATGTGTTGATGGGTTTGAAACAAAATCCCAACAAACTAATTCAAAATCGTTTTGCACAGCAACTGTGTCTTCATTTACTTGTTTTACTGAGCCTAGTCCTCTAGAACTTATTCCTAGTTTTATTCCAGCCTTAAGCAATTCTTTCAATATATTTCCAGATGGAGTAGCTAAAACTTCAACTTCTCCCATAACATCATTTTCTTTCCACCATACTTTTCTAACGTTGTGCGATACATTCTGTAAATTTACGACCGATGATTCTGGGTGGTCCAGCTCGCCTAAAGCACGATTTTCCGCTATTTGTATTTGTGAGTATTTCTTTACTTCTCGTACAAGTATTTCTCTTGGATATACTCTACCATTTTGGTTTTTTGCATCGGCTCGTTGTAATACGCCTGATACTATAACCTTGCCATTGTTGGCTTTTTCAGACTCAGCTATAATTTGAGGTGAAATTTGAAAGGTTGTATAATCTACTAATAATTGTTTTGACATATTTATTCTCCGTTAAAATCTTCTCAGTTTTTCAGATATTCGTACCATTTTTTCTGATATTTTCTGGAGATTAGATCTGGTGCCCTTCCAATATTTAGTTGAATCAATTCCAGTTTCTGTTTTAAGTTTCATATTTTGATTAACTATTCTTTCAATCTTAAATAATTTACTATTTACTTCTTTTATTGCTCTGTTTACTTTTTGCTTTGCTGATGCAGATTCATCTTTTCTATATTCTCTATAAGTAGCTTCACCTAATAGTGTTTGCATTGCCATTTTTTTGAATGTCGACTCTTCAACTTCCTTCTTCTTTTTTTTCTTAAATGCTTTTGGAGTATCATATGCTTCTCCACCACCTGTTACATTTAGTTCATCCAATTCTAAGTCTTCCTCTTCAATTTTTTTGAACTCGCGTTCAAACATTCTATCTAGCCTTTTATTTAATGACATTATTTAGCTCTCCAATTAAATCATACCCTCTCATGACTGACACAATATATTTATCCTTTACGTTTTTATCTTCTCGTATTTTTTTAAGCTGAGATATTACTTCCATCAGTTTGATTTTAACAACCTTATTCTTTACCTTTTTAGATAAACCAGTTATTTCCTTTACTGTCGATCCAATTTCTTTATGTAAATATTGTTTAAGTTTTGATGTGTTTGATATATTGTTTATATATTCCCTTAATAGTGATTTTTGATCTTTTGTTAACGCTTTTCCCCATTTACTATTAAACTTTTCTAACAATATCTTATATGATAATAATCTAATATCTTTATCCTGTTCTTGATATATGTCATGAGATTCTTCTTGTTTTTTACCAGGTTTTGAACCCATTATTGACTCAACAAGATTATATCGATATTGTATTGATTTGGATGGAGTTGATTTTCCTTCCAATAAACAGTATATTGATGCATTTCTTAAATAGTTTGTTACTTTCTGTGTAAAGAAGTCTTCTAATAGATAATTGTTCTTTATTTCCTTTATAAGGTTATATTTTTGACGTCTGAGTGTTGAAGAATTTAATCTCTTGTGCTCTGCAAGTACAGCATCTATAAACTTGTTGGCCTTGGATTCGGTTGAGAATTTTTCATTTAGAAGAGTTTGGTATAAGCCCAATTCTCTCTTAAGCGATGTATTCTTCTTAAAGAATTCTCGTATTATCTTAATAGCAGGTGAATTTTTAACCCCTGACAGGGTATCATTCGTTACTTGTCTGACGAGTAGTTCAAACAGTATTCCTGTATTTTTGTATTTTGAGTGTTTAGCCATATTTTAGTCCTAACATACTTTTTAATATAAATATCATGCAAAATTATTAAATTTCATTCTCAATTATGTTATTCTCACTTAACAATTTTGAATCAACCTTTGGTAAAGACTTATATAGACCCTTAATCATGGATTTTCTATCTTCTTTAGTCATCATTCTGCGTTTGTTCTTATTATTCTTTAATTTTGTGTCTCGAGCTCTTTCTTCTTTACCAATTGCGTCTCTTCCTCGTGCAGCTTTTTGAGATCCGTAATGTGTAGGTTCCTTTGGTCTTCCCTGTCCTGGCTTATTCTTTTCTGTAATTTCGCCATCATCTTCATTTTCCCATAGGCCATTTGTATCGGGTGCATCTTGGTTATCAACATCGACAGTTGCTAATGTATGTGGAGTTCCCAATGCTTCGCCAGATTGTAATGGATCGTTTCCTTCATTTTCTATCTGATATTTTCTAAATTTCTGTTTGATATCGCCTAGAACATCTTTCTTGTTTGTTTCTATGTCATGGTCGTTTAGGTTAAAGATGTTCTTATATATCCAATCTTCACCAAGCATTTGTATATCCTTCATACTTGCTGCTAGGTTTATTTTTGTGTCCCATAATTCTAATTTTTCTTGTTCATGTATTGTAGACGGATTAGATAGTTCTAAAGAAAAGTCTACCATATCTTCATCTGTGAATCCTTGTGAATATAGGTGTACCATTGCTATTTTCGTTAATTCTGAAACAAAAATTCTCTGTACTCTTTCAATTGTTCTTGCGAAACGAACGTCTTGTGCGGCTAAAGTTGCTTTTCCTTCAACACCTTCTTCATATCCTAAAAACGCTTTAGGAATTTTCAATGCTGCAAACATTCTGTGTTTTAAGTAGTCTATATCATCGATACCTGTCCAATCCATTCCTGACATTGTGTCTATCTCTGTGCCAGATTGGCCTCCTCTGACTGGTAAATATACGTCCTCTAACATGTTTTGCATGTTAAACTTGAGGTTATATTGTCCGGTTGTTTGGTCAATATATGGAGTCTTTTTCATTTGTTGAATAACTCTCTGCATATATGTGTCAACCTCGTTTGGTGGTATGTTTCCTATATCAATCTTATATATTCTTTTTTCAGGAGCTCTCATTATTCTATGAATCAACATTGCATCTTCCATAAGTGTTAATTGTTTGAAAACTTTTCTAGCTGGTTCTATCATAGATTTTCCATATGGTAGAAAGTTTGTATCTTGTAATAATCTAAAATGAGCTATTTCATAATTTTGGTATTTTACTTTTCCTCCAATTCCTGGACTACCCCAAGATCTTGTTGATCCGCCAAATGTTTCATCATATTGGAATTCTACTAATTCTGGATTTGTAGGATCTAATCCTTCTTCTCTAGACATTGCATATGGAGATAGAGGATTAACACTAGTTATTCCTAGCTTTTCAACAATTCCTAATTGTAAATACATATCTCCATATTTACACATCATTCTAATCCATGGATATAAATTAAACTCAATATTTAATACATCATAAAATAAATTGTGCAATATATCTTCAATTTCCTTTTTACTACTTTTAATTTCTAATATATC